GCTAATATTTAAGTAATCTACGCAGTTTAAAACACACCCTCAACGCACCAAAATCTCATTGAATTTTATAAATACTGTAAACATACTGCGACCCTAGGGGATATGGAACCGTAAGTCAAAAGTAAAACAACACTACTATTGCGGAGTAATATACCATGGCGGTTACACGAATTAAGAATAATCAGATCACTGACGCAACCATATTTGCGAACACTAAGATCTCCCCAGGTTCCATAGTTGGATCCTTATTTAATGCTAACTTGACAATGACGTCAGATGTTACTATCACAGGTAACTTGACAGTTCAAGGTTCTAGCACATATCTAACAGTAGCATCAACAAACACCTACGTTAATGACCCATTGATTGTGTTAAACAACTCATACAGTGGAACTAATACCTATGACATTGGTCTAGTAATTAACCGTGGTAGTTTAGACACAGCGGCATTGGTTTGGAGTGAAGCCAACGATGAGTTCCGTGTTCAATATACCACAGATGATGGTACCACTTATGGTTCTATCAATAACAGTGGCTATGCTAATTTACACGTTGGTTATGAAACAGTTGAATCTGATCTAACTGTTAAAGGTGATCTATTAACAACAGCAACAACATTTAACCTAGTAAACGACACAGCAACCACAGTTAATTTTGCTGGTGGTGCTGGCGCTGTTAACATTGGTGATTCTACTGGTAATGTTACAGTAGGTGATGGTCTAGTAGTTACAGACACACTATGGGGTACAACAGCGTATCTATCAGACGTTTACAATTCTAATTTAACAGCAAGCAGAATTACATTTGCTGATTCAGGTGGGCAGTTAACTGATGACTCAGCATTAACTTATACTGCATCATTGCTCACAGTTGATCAATTATCGGTTGACGGCTCTGCAGGCAACGTTAAGATCTATACACCGGCGGCAAGTAATGAAGATATCATCATTTCAGCTGACTCAGGTATCATTGACTTTGATGGTGGTGCTTTAACAAATCTAGCAGATCCTGTAAGTGCTCAAGACGCTGTTACATTAACATATCTTGAATCAGCAATTTCAAGTGATGTAACAACTATCCAACAAGATGACAGTTATGTATCTGTACAAGATGATGGCGTTGATCCAGGTTGGATTGACTTAACTGTTGATGCAACACAGGTAGCTAACCTATTAGTTGGTTCAATGAGTGTATTTGCTGACACATTATTAGTCAGTGACGGTTCTAACGTTGCTGTTATGAACAGTGCTACATTCTATGTTGCTTCAACAGCAACAGTAGATGGAGTATTAACAGTTACAGACACAACAACATCTACCAATGATTCTACTGGTGCATTAGTAGTTGGTGGTGGTGTGGGTGTTGGCGAAAACTTAAACGTTGGTGGCACATTGGACGTTACAGGTGCAGTTAACCTTAATGACACAACAAGTTCTACAAATGCAACAACAGGTGCATTGATTGTAGACGGTGGTGTTGGTATTGCTGAAAACCTAAACGTTGGCGGTGATGCTACTGTTACAGGTAACTTAACAGTCAATGGTGACTTAACCTATGTTAACTCAACAGACTTAAATGTTACAGATAAAAATATTACCATTGCTGACGGTGCGGCAAGTGGTGCGGCGGCTGATGGGGCTGGTATTACTGTTGATGGTGCAAGTGCTACGATCACATACACTAACGCAACTTCAAGTTGGGATTTTAACCTAGCAGTTAAAACCACAGATACAACAGACTCAACAAGTCCAACAACAGGTGCTTTATTAACTGCTGGTGGTCTTGGTGTTGCTAAAGACTTATATGTTGGTGGTGGTGACATTGGTACAGATCAAACAACATTTAATTTAATTAATGATACAGCAACAACACTTAACATTGGTGGTGCGGCAACTGCTCTTAACCTAGGTGCCGCAACAGGTAACGTTACTGTTGCTGACGGGTTAGTTGTCACCGATAACACATGGGGTGTTGACGCTTACTTTACTGATGTAACTGCTAGTGCTAATTTAACTGGTGCAGACTTCACTGCAACTGCAAGTGCTAACCTAACAACATCAGGTACAGTGGTAATTGATTCAGGAACAACTGGTTCTATAGATGGAGTTAATATTGGTGCTACCACAGCAGGTACTGGTGATTTCACTGATGTTACAGCAGACAGTTTAAATGTTAACGACACAACAGCAAGTACCTATTATAGTAATGGTGCTTTAATTGTAGATGGTGGTGTTGGTGTTGCTGGTAATTTAAATATACAAGGTGGTCAGATACTAAATGTTGGTGGCGACCTAGTAAGTAATGTTATCTATGGTGATGCTTCAGCACAAGTAGTGTCAGACGTCAATGGTAATGCTCGTGTTATCATACAAAATATTAACGGTGGTAGTGATGCTACCAGTGGTTTAAGTATTCTAGCTGATGACGGCGATGAAACCAACAACTTCTTAGACTTTGGTATTAATAGTACAGGTGCAACATTTGGGGAAGTTGATCCAGGTGATGCGTTTATATTCTATAGAAGCTCTGGTAATTTATTCGTAGGTACCTTTGGTGGTGACTACAATATTGTAGCCGCAGGTGGTGCTTTTGGTAATTCTGTAGTTGCTAAAGCAGATGGCGGCACTCTTTCATTTGTTGTAACATCATTGAATCAATCTGTAGATTTTAACTCAGGTGGCTTAGTTGTTGAAGGCGGTGCTGGATTTAAATCAAACATCAATGTTGCTAGTGGTTTAACTGTTAATGCTGACCAAACTAGTCAGGGATTTACTGTACTAGGTAATGTGGCTACATCATTGATCCACACAGACAGTTTGAGTGATAGTATTATACTTGGTGGATCAAATGCTTCTCCACACGCAGGTGCCACAGTTAAAATTAATGCCACAGACTCAATGATTGTTCCGGTTGGTACTACTTCAGAACGTCCAAGTAACGATGGTGGTGTTGATGTAGCAGGTATGCTTCGTTTCAACAGCACCCTCAATCAACTTGAATACTATAGTGGAAGTTCTTGGGAATCCACACAAGGTTCATTTACAACTGTTGTAGCTGACGCTTTTGCAGGTGATGATTTAGAAACAGACTTTACTCTAAGTCAAGAAAATTCCACAGCAGGTGTAATAGTTTCTATCAACGGTATTTTACAAATACCAACAACTGCGTATGCTGTCTCAGGTAATGTTCTAACATTTACTGAAGCTCCAGCAACAGGTGACGTGATTGATATTAGACATATTACAACATCAACAACAGTTACTGGTCTTGCTGACGAAACATCGTCGATTAACGTAAACGGATCTACAGACACTGCTACATTTACTAATGCTGACTTAGTGTATGTTGAATCAAAAATTAAATATCGTCAGACTCCAACAACAATTACTAATGCAAGTACACCATATGTGGTTGCATCATTTAATGCTTCAACATACGCTACAGGCAAATTTATTGTTCAAGCAGTCAATGGTGGTAATATTGAATCAATGGAAATGATGTTAATTACAACTGGTTCAGATGTTGACTATACTACCTACGCAGTTATTAATGCAGGGTACGCTATGGGAACATTGAGTGCCAACGTAGTAGCTGGTAATGTTCAAGTGTATTACACAAGTACATCATTGACAGGATCAGAAGTTAAAGTAATGACAACATTAATTGAAGCATAAGGACTATAGATGTTAATCAATAAAAAATATAGAAGAGATTATACTTCAGAAGAGATTGTTGTAGAAAGAACTTATTCAGAACAAGTTTGGCACGACTCAGTAGAGACAGTGCCAAACGCTGTTTCTAATAAACAAATTTCTAACCAAGCAGTTGTTTTTGGAAATGCTCCTAGTAGAAATGATTTTAACATCCAACGAATATTAAATCACCGTGGTGGTTTATTAGCATCTAAAGCATTTCAAAGTTATGGGTGTAATGCTTTTTATAGAGAATACAAACCAAACTTTTTAGTTGCTATTAATAATCGTATGGTTGACGAAATTGCGGCAAGTGGGTACGCTGATGACAATATTGTTTACACTAGTTCTATAAACATGTTAGCACATCCAAATAAATTTTACCTTATTCCTTATGATCCATATTTAGATGCAGGAACAACAGCGGCTTATATTGCCTGTTTTGATGGACATAAAAAGATTTACATGATAGGATTTGACGGTCAAGATAGCCAAGGTTATAATTCTAATATCTACGCTGGAACAGATAATTATGACTCAAAAGACAGTTATGTCAGTGATCAAAAATGGAAGGCAAATTTTAGAAATCTAGCTAGAACATATAACGATGTTGAATTTATTTTTGTTCATAAAAATAAAAATCATTCATATCCACAAGCATGGCGTGATCTAGTTAATGTTAGATCAATTGACAGTAGAACATTTGTATTAGAATCAGATCTTTAAAAGATCCTCTAACACTGTTATTTTATCAATAATCTCAGAAAAGTTTACAGTTCTCCAAACCCCTGGATGTAGGGGTTTTGGATGATCTTTAAGTGCTACCCAACAATATCCTCTATGTTCATTGTTTAATTTTGGAATAAATTCTTCTGTTACAGGAAGAAGAAATGTGTGATAGGAAAAATTATTATTTTCGGTGGTAAATTTTTCTATAGGAATAAGTTTAGAGTCACCTAGCTCAACTCCTAACTCTTCACGCAATTCTCTATATAATGATTCAGATATTAATTCGCCAGGTTCAACTCTGCCGCCAGATAATCCCCAAGTGCCTTGATATTTGTTAGAATTTCTTAATAGAAAAAGATGTCTTTGTGTAGAAATACAGTAGATAAAAGCACCAACACTTTCTAAAGTACTAGTGTCCATTCCCCGTTCTTGTATTCCCCTTCCCAGCTTTTCACCCATTGATTGAGATTCCATTTATATTGAGTTCCTGTATTTAGGTTACTTACATATTGTATACTATCAGCTGACTGACTGTCAAATACTACAGACCAATGTGTGCCATTATATTCAATAATATCGTTGGCATTGGCAACCAAGTCTTGACCGTCTGATCCTCTCCAGAGACTAGCACCATCGCCTACAGTATTATCCCAACTACCAATACCTTTTAACAATAGATATCTAGCACCACTGGTAGCAGAAGTAACAACATTTACTGTAGTATTTTTGGTTGGGTCAATGATAGCATCAATTGGATCTAAAGTGTTTGTTGGGTATGTATCTATGTCAGCATTAAAAATTAATTGAGTTTCGTCTGTTGGGTGGTAAGTGACTGTTCCTACAACCTCAGTGACACCGTCTTCGCTCATAAGTCTAATTTGACTAATGCCATTTTCCAGCACACCGTATACATTAATTAAATTACGCCAAATGTCTTTAGTGCCAACTTTGGTAGGAGTTTCTAAAGTAGGTTCTCTAGGATCTTCAATTTCATGAACTTTTAGCAAAGTTAGTGTGTTACCAATAAGGAGTACACCATAATCCATTGGAGTAAAATATTGTCTATTGCCTAACAAATTAGTTTCGTTATATACAGCAGAACTTAGATCACCCTGACTGTCATGTATACTAGCAATAATTTTTTGAATAACACCTAATTGTTTTACCTTAGCAGGAGGTGAAATCCATATGGGTAATTTAAATGTTAAGGTAGCAACATCAATTGGATTATCAGTGCCAATTGGAACAGATCTTGATGTCCAAGTTGGTGTGTCTAAAAATACAGCACTTAAACTAGTCCAATCAATATAGTTGTCTGTTGATTGTATTTCTAATGCAGGATTAAATAGCACAATCAATTGTTCTAATAATTGTAATTTTTGTTCTGTATTTGATGTCCATATATCTAATTTAAGTTCTAACATATAAGGAACAGGCATCATACGTTCAATAGTAAACGCATTACCTTGACGTTGCTCATATTCACCTGTTTCTTCATTATAAGCACGTTGTCTTATATTCATTTTACCAACAAAGTTTGGCTCTTGCACTCTTGATCTATCGTAGGTTAAATTATTGATATAGACAGCCATTGAAGGAACTACAGGCAAAGCGTTTTCAGAATTACCTTGAATAATACTCATAGCCTGTCTACTACTATCACCATAAAAAACAGGAACACGTTGTAAGGTTGTGTACCCATCACGATCTTTTCCAAATTCAACTTGAAATCCACTAACTATACGGATAAATTGTAGTATAAATCTTCTTATTTGTCCATCATAAAAAAAGTTTTGCATGGTTAATTATCCGCTGTTGGTCGTAATGCATCAGATAGACTTTGTTTTTCAACTAGCACAGTTTCATAGACTGTGTATTCTAATAGATCATTGCTAGAAAGTGTATTAGATACAGTAAATGCCAGATTACCTGATGAGTTAGACGTTGTATTTGTTATAATTGTCCCATTTAAAATTGATTTTACTCCATAGGTACTAACGTATGTTGTCTTAGTAACTACAGTTTTTGTATTCAATGTAAACGAAACTGTGTGTGCATTAGCTAATGGAGTATAAACATTGGCAATTTTAATTGCGTCCCAACCAAGAGCATTTTGATATCTAACACCAGTATTGTTAACAAAACTACTACGCTGTGTGGTATTTGTTATACCAGGTGTAAGATTAGTTCTCACATTATCTTCTATTTTAACCCAACGTTTACCATCAAATCTAAACAAACGATTTGGAACATAATCTAATCGTAAATAATAGTCACCTACAGTAGGTCCACTTGGGAAACTGATGCCAGCGGCTACTGATCCACCGTTTGGTAGTTGACCATCACTTGTTAAGTATCCTTGTACTTTTGTAGATGGTGCAGTTGTTCCGGCAGTTGTGTCTAACACACCTTCTGACGCATCCTCAGTAACTGAACTAGAATCTAAACCACCTGGATCACCAGGATATCCTGATTCTGTAGTAGGTTCAGTGTAGATAAATGTAGTGTCGTACCCACTAGCAGGAACATCTTGCTCTGCTTGTTCAATGATAGCGTCATTGACTTCAATAAATTTATTATAGGTAGATAATATTTCTCCTATAGGAGTATCTGTCTCCTCGCCTGCTTTGATAATATTAAGAATGTCTTTGTATTCTTGACTGTCTACTAACGGTTGTAGTTTAACACGCCAAAGATGTGGCCACCAAGTTGGACTAAATCCTTCTGCAGATTTAGTTGCGTCTTGTACTACATAATAACGTTTTAGTGCTACTTCTATACTATCGTCTAATGGATAGTAGTCTTTAAGATGAGGTAGTTCAATGACATCACCTACCATTAGTTTACGTCCTAACTTTTCTACCATATCATTTAAATGAACAGTTAGAAAAATAGTATCTCCAGTTAAGAACAAACCAAACTGTGTAAGATCAAAATCGTTATCGTTTACTCTATAGTAGCCACGTAGTACATAAACATCAGCATCATATTTACGATCTCTATTTTCTAAAAATAGTAAATCTTGTATGTTTAGTGGGCTTTGATCGCTGTAACTAGGTTTAGTAGCATCAGAATAAAACGAAATAGTAGTTCCTACTGGCACTGCTGACAGTGTTGATGCGGACAGTGTGACAGTGGTTGCTGTCTTAGATAACACAGTTGTGCCACTGGTAATATAATTACTAGAAACATACATGCCAGGTAAAACGGCTGAAGTGTTTGCAAATTCTAACACAGTACCAGTAGATACCTGAGCTGATGTAGTAGTCAATGTACCACCTTGGTCAATTGGACCAATGTATTTGTGTACATGAATATCAGTAGCACCTACTGTGAATTGTTCTAATATGGTCCTGTCAAAAAACTTATAGTCATTTGAATGATTAGGACGCCAAAGACTTAATCTGGGCATTTCATTATCCTATATATTGTAGTATTTATCGAAGTTGACAGGTACTGTTATCAATGTTATACTTATAAAATGGAAATAACAACTAGTTTAGATTGGCAAAAGATTCGTATAGAAATGATAACAATATCCAAAGGAACAGGTAAGTATCAGCATGAAATGATAAAAATTATAGAAAATCTTGATTTAATGGTTTCAGAACTAAGTAAAGAAGAAGTCAAATGTCGCCAACAACATAAACAAACACAGACACATAGAGAGTTGGTGAATAAGATTAACAACGAAATTGCAAATTATGAACAAATGATTACCTTTGGTACACTATTAAATGGTTGACACAGTTAAATTGACCATATATAATAACGCAATGAACAACGATTTTCTATATACTATTAGAACATCTCTATACCTAATATTGGTAGTGTTCCTATTGTTTTATGTTGTAGATAATGTAATACTATATGATCATAATAATCCTTTAAAATTAAAAGTAGAAGAAAATCCAAAAATGCAAGACGGTAGTCAAGAATTTAAACCTCCTATAGATTGGGAAAGTAGTATTCAGCCAGCACCTGATGAAGACGGTGTGCGTAGATACCTACCCCCAGATAGGTTAGAACAACACGGCAAAGAAGATATAATTTATACTCCGCAAACAGAACAAGGAAACTACTGATGTCCTATTATAATGATATGAAATTAGACGAAGCCTACACTGCTGTACAGTTTTATGGTGATATGTTTGGGATCTATAATCTGTGGGAAGCTCTGGAACAAATGGAAAAAGACTACAGTAAATTGGATCTACATGATCGCGTAGCACTACGTAAAGTTCGCCAAGATTTAGAACATGAATTAAAACAATCAACTTTGTCAAAAAAAGATGTTAAAATATATGATGAAGATGATGGATATTTAGATTAATATTAAGGAACAAGAATGGCTATCAAGGTTAATAGTTCAAAAAAAAGTGTAAAAATATCAACAGATAGGTTAGGTAAAGTCCTTGAACCTAAATGGGATGGAGTTGACTCCTGGACAGGCTCAGAGTTTTCTAGGATGAAAACTATTGCTATGGACTACTATCGTATGGATGCTAAATCTACAGATTATAAAAAATGGGTAATAGAGTGGATAAATCATAACGAGGATTGGAAAAAACATAGCAAGTTAATTGCTAAAAACAGCGACAGTCAGTTTGCTCCAACTCTAGGTGCTATGTGTAGAATGTTAACACGGGGAATGCCTATAGAACATAAGCCTTATTCAGAATATTGGGAAAATTCTCCAGGAACTATGGGTAAATTAAAAAACCCACTTGAGTTTATTAATGCTAGACTACAAGAGCTATTAATGCAAGGAGAACAAGTATTTGATTCTATAGAAAAACCCACTGAAAAGAAAGCACAAACTCCTACAATTCAAGATCGCATGAATGAAATTGCTAACAAACATATCTTACATTTTGAATTATTTGAAGATCGTTTAATGAATGGTGAAGATGTGGGAGATCCTAAAGCATTTGATTATCTCAAAACAGAAAACGTTCCTCAACAGTTGATTAAAAAGATCGCTGGTTTCTTTGAACCACATAGGCAAGAACTAATAGAGGCTCGTTCAGGGCAAGATGAAGACCTTAAAGAAGCCTACAGCCATTATAAAGCCGCTGATTATAAAAGATTTGAATTATTTTATGCTAAACTGTTTGCTGACTTTGAAAGTTATGAACAGGTCAAACGAGCAACTAAAAAAGCAAGAGTGCGTAAAGCACCTTCAAAAGAAAAACTAGTGGCAAAACTTAAATATCTCAAAGAAGATCTTAAAATGAAAGTGGTTTCTGTTAATCCACTAGATATCCTAGGAGCTCAAGAACTTTGGGTTTACAATACTAAGAATCGCAAACTAGGTAAGTACGTAGCTGATACTCATGTTGGTACACTAGGAGTTAAAGGTACTGGTATTGTTGGATACAGTGAATCTGCCAGCGTGCAAAAAACTCTACGTAAACCAGAACAGCAGTTAAAAGACTTTTTAGGTTCTAACAAAGTACAACTGCGTAAGTTTTTAGAAAATATTAAAGCCACAGAAACTAAACTTAATGGTCGTATCAACGCAGATACGATTCTATTAAAAGTTTTATAGTTCAATTAGCATAAATACTAGAAACAAAGGTATTTAACTAATGGCTACAATCAAATCAAATCTTACTGCTAATTTATCTGTAACTACAGACAGTCTATTTGACCCTAATACAGGGACAGGTGCGGGTCCTATTGCATTTGACGACAGTTTATTAATAACAGAAAACAAATTACGTAATGACATCATTGACTATATTAGATTACAATTAGGTGATGGAATTATCGATATTGAGGCAGACGAAGAACACTATAACAGTGCTATCGAACAAGCATTTAATCGCTATAGACAACGCAGTGCCAATAGCGTTGAAGAAAGTTATGCCTTTTTAGATATACATCCTGAAACTCAAGAATATATATTACCAACAGAAATTATGAATGTTCGTGCTATATATCGTCGTGGTATTGGTTCAGTAACAGGTACAACTGCTAGTCAGTTTGAACCATTTGCTTCAGGCTACTTAAACACCTATATGCTAGTAGCAGGACGTGTTGGCGGACTTGTAAACTACGAATTGTTCACAGGTTATCAAGAACTTGCTATGCGTATGTTTGGTGGGTATATTCAATATACATTCAATAAAGTTACTAAAAAACTTACAATCACAAGAAAGATTCCTTTCTTTGGACAAAATTATAATGAAGGTATCAGCGAAAGTGTTCTATTGCACGTGGACAATCAAAAACCAAATGTTATGTTACTCAATGATCCTTTAGTTTATCCATGGATTCAAGACTATGCTTATGCTTTAGTAAAACGCACAATTGGTGAAGCACGTGAAAAGTTTGCTACAATCAATGGCCCAGGTGGCGGAACAACATTAAATGGTACAGCACTTAAAGCAGAAGCCAACGAATTATTAGCTCAATTAGAAGACGAATTAAGAAACTTTGTAGATGGTGGAACACCATTAACTTGGATTACTGGCTAATAATTAGTTGACAACGATTTAAAATCTGTTGTAAAATGTGTTTATCAACTAAGGAGTTCAAATGTCAAAAATTATAGGTATCTGCGGTTTCATGGGCAGTGGTAAAGACACCATTGCTGATTATCTTGTTAACGTTCACGGATTTAAAAGAGAAAGTTTTGCCAACAGCCTTAAAGATGCTGTTGCGACCACATTCAATTGGGATCGTGAAATGTTAGAAGGACGATCAAAGCAGAGCCGTTTGTGGCGAGAACAAGTAGATGCGTGGTGGGCTAAACGCTTAGATATGCCTAATC